GGTAACGCGCGACCGCAAAAGATTTCTAGCGACAGAATTATTTTGAATATTGCAATAAAGGGAAGAAAATGGCGCAGACTGTTGCAGAAAAAGCAAAGAAACCAGTGGGAAGACCACGCATAGAAGATGCCGACTATAACGCCGCACGCGCACGCAAAATGGAAGCAGACGCGCAGATGGCCGAACTGGAACTGTTACAAGCCAAAGGCAAGCTAGTGCCTGCGGAAGATGTTGCCGGTGCGTGGGTTGACGTGTTAGCCGCTATGAAAGCGCGGTTGATGGCACTGCCATCTGTATGTGCGCCGATCTGTGCAACCGAAACCGAACTGGCAACCGTTCAAAGCATTTTAGAAAATCAAATCAGGGAAGCACTTGATGAATTATCAGCTTACCAACCACACGAACACGCTGGACGCACAAGCGTCACTGAAAGCGGTGATAGTGGGGGCAATGCAGACGCTAAAGCCGCCGCCCCGTCTAAGCGTGGCAGAGTGGGCCGACCGCGAAAGGCGGCTATCATCCGAAGCTAGTGCCGCCGCTGGCCGCTGGGTCACATCACGCGCAGAATATCAACGCGGCATAATGGATGCGATCAGCGATCCGCGTTTGCGTGACATCGTTGTAATGGCAGGCGCACAAGTTGGCAAAACCGAAATGCTGTTGAACGTCATTGGCTTCCACATCCATCACGATCCATCACCGATCCTGTTGGTACAGCCAACGCTTGAAATGGCGCAAGCATTCAGCAAAGACCGGCTGGCACCAATGTTGCGCGATACACCGGCACTTAAAGGCAGTGTCAAAGATCCGCGATCACGCGATGCAAACAACACGACAACGCACAAGGTGTTTACCGGCGGTCATATCAGTCTGGTCGGGTCGAATAGTGCGGCTGGTCTGGCTAGTAGGCCGATCCGCGTTGTTTTGTGTGATGAAGTTGACCGCTACCCGCCATCTGCCGGTTCTGAGGGTTCGCCGATCCTATTGGCTAGAAAACGGTCGGCTACATTTCACAACCGCAAAATGGTTATGGTCAGCACGCCGACCAACAAAGGCGCATCGATGATCGAAAGCCAGTATGAAGAAAGCGACAAGCGGCAGTATTTCGTGCCTTGTGAAGATTGCGGCACAGTGCAGACGCTGAAATGGTCAAACGTCAAATGGGACAAAGACAAGCCAGAAACAGCCTGTTATGTCTGCGATAGCTGTGGATCGATCTGGGATGACGCAAAGCGCAACAGGTCTGTCAGAAAAGGTGAATGGGTGGCTACCGCTGATTTCACTGGCGTGGCCGGTTTCCACATCAACGGGCTTTATTCGCCTTGGACAACACTGGCAGACGCAGTGCGCGATTTCCTAATAGCTAAAAAAGCACCGGACACGTTGCGCGTTTTTGTGAATACATTTTTGGCAGAAACGTGGGAGGATGCTGGTGAGACTATTTCAGACATCCGCTTTGAAGATCGCGAAGAAGAATTTGGCGCGAACATACCAGATGACATCGTTGTTATAACGGCTGGCATCGATGTGCAAGATGACCGGCTAGAATTGGAACTGGTCGGCTGGGGGCGTGACGAAGAAAGCTGGTCGCTGGATTACAAAACGCTGTATGGCGATCCATCAACGCCGCATCTGTGGAATGATCTAGATAACATCTTAAAAGCCAGCTACACGACCGAAAGCGGCAGATCGCTTGGCATACGCGCGGCTTGTGTTGATAGTGGTGGCCACTATACGCAGGCGGTGTATAACTTTGTCAGACCGCGCGAAGGTAGGCGCATATTTGCCATCAAAGGTATGGCCGGTGAACAGCGACCGCTAGTCGGCAGACCGTCTAAAAACAACATTGGCAAGATAAAGCTGTTTACTGTCGGGACTTTTCCGATCAAGGAATTGATTTTTTCGAGATTAAAGATACAATCGGAAGGTGCGGGTTACTGTCATTTTCCGGCGGGGCGTTCTGACGAATACTATCAGCAACTAGCTAATAGTGAAAAAATCGTCACAAAATATCAAAAGGGCTTCCCACGCCGCGAATTTGTAAAGACAAGAACCCGTAATGAAGCACTTGACTGCAGGGTGTACGCATACGCCGCATTGTGCATCTTGTCGCTGAATATTAACGCTGTTGCCGATAGGGTGGTAAATGCGCCGGAACCAGAAACAGAACCGCAACCGCAACAGCCTAATCCACTTGCACGCCGACCGCGACAGGGCGGCTTTGTTAATTCGTGGCGGTAAATAATGGCAAATAGATTTGATATAGATCAGGCACCAGACGGGGAACAGCCAGAAACAATCGTCATTGGTGATTATCTTTTATGGAAGCGCACCGATCTGGTGCAAGACTATCCCCTAGCAGATTATTCAATGGAATATGTCGCACGCATCACTGGGGGCGGCAGTACAGAAATTAAAGTTGCGGCAACCGAACAAAATGGCACTTATGTGTTTGAAGTGGATAGCGCAACATCAGCGACATACGTTGCTGGCTTTTATCATTGGCAATTAGAAGTAACGCAGACCGCGACAGGCAACCGCGTTGTCATTGAGCGTGGCACCTTTACGGCTGTGGTCGATCTGGATGTAAATAACACAGATCCGCGCACGCACGCCGAAATAATGATCACAAAGATAGAAAGCATCTTGCAGGGCAAGGCTGATGCTGACGTAGCCAGCTATAGCATCAATGGCCGGTCACTGACAAAGATGTCATTTGAGGATTTGATCAATGCGCGTGATTTTTATCGCAAAGAATACGCCAAAGAACGTGCAAAAGAGCGTGCAGACGCCGGTGAAACTACTGGCCAAACTGTGCTAGTGAGGTTTTAACAATGGGCGTTTTTGATTTTTTCAAAGCAAAACCAAAGACACGCAAGATGGCGCGTGCCTATCACGGGGCTGATACCGGCAGATTATTCAGCGATTTCATTAGCAGTAGTCGTTCAGCCGATAGCGAAATTAAGCCATCACTGCGTATTCTGCGTGACAGATGCCGCGAAATCAGCCGCAACCATCCATATGCCAAACGCTATTTGCAAATAATGACGACTAACGTGGTCGGGCCACACGGTGTGCGGATACAGGTGCGTAAACGCAACGATGATGGATCGCTTGACGGTGTTGGCAACCGGATCATTGAACAGGCGTGGCAACAATGGGGTCGCACCGGCTTTTGCACAGTTGATGGCCGCGTTTCGTGGTCACAAGCACAGCGGTTGTTTCTGGAAACACTGGCACGCGATGGCGAAGTGCTAATACAGAAAATCAAAAACCCTGCTGGCAACCCGTTTGGCTTTTCTCTCAAATTTTTAGAAGCTGACTATCTTGATGAAGGTTATGACGCGCGGCTGAATAATGGCAATGAAGTGCGGATGGGTGTGGAATTGGACAAGCGCACCGGCAAGCCGCTGAACTATTATCTATTTGAAGATCACCCACACCACGATCAGGGCTATGGATCAAAGACAAAGCGGCATCACAAGATCGTGCCAGCCGATCAGATCATTCATTGCTATATTCAAGAACGCGCTGGCCAAACACGCGGCACGCCTTGGATGTCAAACGTACTATCACGGCTAAAGATGCTGGATGGCTATGAAGAAGCCACGCTGGTAAATGCGCGGGTGGCCGCGTCAAAGATGGGCTTTTTCACAAGCCCCGAAGGTGACGGCTTTATTGGTGATGATTACGACAATCACGCGCCAATAATGGACGCATCGCCCGGAACATTTACGCAACTTCCGCAGGGTATGTCATTCACGGCATTTGATCCATCAAGCGGTACTGAAAGTTTTGATGAATTTGAAAAAGCCATATTGCGCGGCATAGCGTCAGGCCTTGGCGTTAGCTATGTATCATTGGCAAACAATCTGGAAGGCGTTAGCTACTCATCTATCCGGCAAGGCACAATCGAAGATCGTGACCATTTCAAGATGATCCAGCAGTTTATGATCGACCAGTTTGTCGATCCGATTTACCGCGCTTGGCTAGAAATGGCCATCACAGTTGGTCGTATCAATTTGCCAATGGGTAAATATGATCTGTTCGCTGATCAAGTGATATACCGGCCACGCGGCTTTGCGTGGGTTGATCCGCAGAAAGAAATACAAGCCAGCGTGATCGCGCTTAACAATGGCATCGTCAGCTTGCAGGATGTTCACAGCCAGTATGGTCGTGATACCGAAGAAATCTTTGAACAAATTAACCGCGAAAGCGAACTGGCTGACCGTTATGGCATCGATACAGCGTTTCAGCCATTCGGCACCAAGTTACCAGCACAGCCATCGATAGATGTGGGGCGTGAAGAAGATGCCGAAGTATAAAGGCGTAGAGGTAAATTTGCGGCCCACCGCTGGTATGGCGGCAGAGGCTAGGAAGTTTTTTAAGTGGCGTGAAGAGGGCAAACAAGGCGGCACAGCCGTTGCAGTTGCACGCGCACGTCAGTTAGTAAACCGGCAAGAACTATCGCCGGAAACAGTGCGCCGGATGCACAGCTTTTTTAGTCGGCACGAGGTTGACAAGCAAGCTGAAGGTTTTAGTGCCGGTGAAGATGGCTACCCGTCAAAAGGTCGCGTTGCTTGGGCGGCGTGGGGCGGTGACGCCGGACAAACGTGGGCAAGGGCAAAAGATGCCGCACTTGACCGCATCGATGAAGGCGAAAGGGGCATTGAAATGTCTGAAGATCACCAGATTGAAAAATCAGATGAAATGGTGCAAGATGCGTCTATGGATAGACACATACAAAACATCACAGAAACCGAAGACACGGTGACAATCACGTTTGGCAAATCAGACGCGCCTGTTACTGAGACAACCGGCTATGATGAAGATGATGAAATGGAACGCTTTGACCGTGGCGAGTTAGTATTCCGCGCCGCCGCTGGTGAAATGGTTGATGAAGATGACCGGCGGGTGCGTATGTCGTTGTCATCTGAAGAGCCTGTTGAACGCTCTTTTGGTTTAGAGGTTTTGCGGCACACCCGCGAAGCAATAGATTTGTCACGGATGAACAGCGGCCACGCGCCATTGCTGTTAGATCACGATATGACAAAACAGATTGGCGTTGTCGAACGCACTTACCTTGATGAAGCTGACCGCAGACTACGGGCAGTTGTGCGCTTTGGAAAAGGTGCGCTTGCAAGGGAAGTTTATGATGATGTCAAAGACGGTATCCGATCCAATGTGTCTATTGGTTATCAGATACGTCAGATGGAAGATAAGAGTGCAGACGGGACGGTCGGCATCTCTTCGTGGATTCCATATGAAGCTAGTATTGTGAGCGTTCCGGCTGATGCAGGCGTGGGCGTTAATCGCAGTGCTAATGTTGAACCAATGATCAAAGATAAGGAGACAGTAAAAATGTCAGAAATTGATCAAAACGAAATCCGCGAAGCAGCCGCCGAAGCAGCCAAGCGCGATTTCCAAAAGAATGCCAGCGAGATCATCAATCTTGCTGTTAAGCACAACCGCCGCGATTTGGCTGATCAAGCCATTGGTGACGGTCTGTCAGTGGCGCAATTCCGCGCAGTATTGCTGGATGCCATTGGCGAAGGTAAGCCATTGGAGCAGTCAGCCGGTGCGGTTGATATGTCAGCCAAAGAAGAGCGTGACTATTCATTTATGAAGGCTGTACGCGGTCTGGTGAATGGCCAAGGTCTGAAAGGTTTGGAAGCTGAAGTGTCTGACGAAATCGCAAAGCGGTCT